TTTTCTAGTATCTTTATTCCTCAAATTGTATTAAATCAATTATTTTAACTTCATCATAATTATTAGCAAATTATTCAGCTAATCCTCTTCTTGAATAACATCTATAATCTCTATCTCTGTAGCATTATCTGCTACCCATTTACCTAAAAACTGATAACTATCAAACTTCTTTTCATTTATTTCTCTATTCCATCTTTCTTTATATACACAAGTTAGTTCCATATTATTTTCATTACCTCCTTTCTCCTCCAAAGCTTTATCTATAGCCTCTTTAGCACTTAGTCCATTGAAATAATATTTCACCGCTTCTATTGCAACTTTCTCTAAAATTTCTTTATCCATAATCTACTCCAGATAAGTATTTCTGAAAGGATCTTGTCCATTCTAACCCTGTAATCCCCACTACATTAATAGCTTGTCCAAAGGTCCTTTCATTTAATATTTTTTTATTTATATAAATGCATATGCATTAATACCTAATTGCTTATTCTTTTCATTAATTTCTTTCTTATCCTAAACTTTTTAGTTCTATTTAAAATATTAATTAATGGTAATTTATCGTCACCATATGCAGCTCTTAATACTAAAACCTTTAAATCTTTATCACATTTTTTAAGCTCATAACCAAATGGTTTAAAATCATTCCTTACAAAACAATTTGTATCATCATGTATTGAATAAGTTGAATTATCGTCTGGTCTTGATTGCTTTATTGCATTTCCCTTTGAAACTTGATTTAGCTCCATACTAATATTTGACTTAAACGAAATATTAGCATTATCTGGGCCTTTAAATATAAACTTTATCTTTTCTACAACATTCTTAACTCTTTTAAGCATTTACCCAATACCTCCCCTTTTTACTATAGTCAACTTTAACTCTAGGAGTTAAATATTGCTTTTTCCATGAAAAATATATATCTATAGCATTTATTAAACTTAAATCAAACATATTTTTAATCCTTTGAATTAATACTTCTGGTACATATCCATCATGTTCATCCAAATATTCATAAATTTCTTTTATTTCTTCTCCCATGGTCTTAACACCTTCCTTTCTTCAGGACTTGCATTTTCTTCAATTACTTCTCCTAATAATCTATCAAAAGCACCATAATCAAATTTCTTATAGTGAGTAGCCATTTCCATTTCATGACTAAACTCTCTTAACTTCTTAGCTTCCTGAATAAAATTTAAGTTAGCTTCACCTAACATTGATTATCACCTTTGTCCCATCCCAATAGCTTAGTTTCTAAGGAATCATAATCATATTCTCTAGCTTCAAAATTATTGAACGATTTAGGATCAAGTTCTTCTTTTAGTTCTTTAGGCATTTCCCAATTATCCCTAATTGCACTAATTAAAGAACCAACTCTATTTTTAATCGACTTTCTACTCTTAACTATTAAAAACTTTTCTTTAACAACATCAGCAGCAACATTATTTTCAATGAAATATTTATTTAAAGCTTCAATTTCTTTAATCTCATAGTAATCTTTTAATATTTCAAAATACTCTTTATCTAGTTGTTGCTCTTTTCTCTGCTCTTTTCTCTGCTCTTGCTCTGTGTCAGAATTTATCAGACATGTGTCATTTTCTGACACATTATCTTTTAAAGCTTTTTTTTGTGCATCTGCTAAAGCTTTTTTCTTTGCTTCATATTTACGTTGTCGTTCTGCTCCAGCAGTTTCACTTCCTATACTTGCTACAGTTTGTGGTAATAAATATTCATCATTTTTAACTTCTGTTAATAATCCATGTCTCATTAAATAATTAATAGTAACTTGAACATTATCTACATCTTCATCTATTTCAAGTGCTAACTCTTCACAAAAGTTATCCTCAATTCCTTCATAAAATAACTTTCCATTATCTTTTAAACTTAATAATTGAATTTTTAAATATATAATTGTAAAAGTATCTCCTCCAGCAATTCTTCTAAGCTTTTTAATTTCTTTTTGCCTAAAAAAATCATCTTTTAATTTAAGCCAATAATATCTTTTTGCCATAACTACTACCTTTCTGATATACTTTAAGTGTATGTTTTTATTTGGACACACCTTTAGTTTGGTCGCTGGGGTATGTCCTTTTTTCTTACTTACGAAAATCCCATAAAGTTTCAGTGTAAATATTGTAGAATACAACTTCCTCTGTAGTTGCTCTTTCAACTAAAAAGTCTGCTGGATCTAACCCCTCATTAATTAAAAATTTCTTTTGTTCTATTGTTAACTTTTTAAGTTTCTTCATTTCATCACCCCTTTAAAGTTTTTTAATCTAGAATTATCTTCTGAACCTTCTATTTTTATTGATTCTTTTTATAAAACTTATAATTTCATATACCAATACTGTTACTGGTCCGACTGTTATTATCAATGTTACAGGAATTACAAAAATACATATTCCCCACCAATTAAAACCTTCCATGATTACCTCTCTAAAATAAATTCAAAATAAAATCTCTGCCTTTGCCTGTCCACTTTCTGTCATATATTATTTTTCCGTTATCCAATACATCTTGCTTAATACTAACTAAACCTAATTCAGAATACTTAGAATATAAAAGCCAAGTTTTATTTTGCTTATACTGTATCTTCTTTTCTGACAATAAATTATTAAGCTTTGTAGCACTACTTAACCCTAATTCCTTAGCAATTTCTGATGTTGTGTACAACTTATTTTGATGTACTAGCTTGTCCCTTTGCTTCTCTGCTTCTAACCTTGCAGCTCTTTCCTCTTTCAATTTTGTTGCAGCTGCTATAAGTAAATCTGGATTATCTAACAATTCATCTGTTGCATACATTCCGTACTTCCTCATGCTTGGTAACACTTCTGTTGCTAACCACATTTGAAACTTTTTAGCAACATCATTATTAGCTTTCATTCCAAGTAGATAAAATAAGCTTTCTGGAATGTAATCATCTTTCCCAACATGTTGGGAAAAGTTTAATTCCTTACAGTAACCATTCATAGTTTCCCATCTTACATACGTTTTCCCATTTTTAATTTGTGTAAATCCAAAACCTATAGCTGTATCTTCAGCATTTAAAGAAATACTTGCATCATCATTTTTAATTGCTCTTACTTCAAGTTCTAATTCTTTATTAACAAATAATTGAACTCCTTCTTTTCTTTTATGTTTTACATTTTCCATTGTTTATCCCTCCATTACCTTTATATTCAACGGTATTTTTCGCCATTATGTTATTTTTAAAAGGCTTATCGCCTTATCTAACATTTTATTGACTTTTTCTACATCATTTTTCACACATTCGACCATTTAAAAAGGCTTTTCAGCCTTATTCCTCTTATGTTTAAACCGCTATAAGCTCGTACACTTTTTTACCGGTTGTATATTTAAACAAAAATTTCAATCTTTGATTATTACTGCTAAAGGTACTTAAAAATATTCCTTGCTTCATAATAACAACTACATCTCCAGTACCCTTTTCTAAATAACAATCTGAAATTACTATTTCTCCTACAGATATATCTATAGTGTTTTCCATAATCTCCTCCTATTTAGTTAAAATGCTATTCATTGCAGCACTTATTACACTTTCTTTAATTTCATCTAAAAGTGCTATACAATAATTCGGTGTTGCTTCTGGATTAGCTTCAATTATCTTTTCCACTATCTCCTTCTTTAATTGATTTCTTTCCTCGTAATTCATACTTCCCTCCTACTTTTATAAAATCTTCTTCTGTCCACCCCATTCGTTTAAATACTTCTGTTGCCCATGAATCTCCAAATGTAATTTCTAAAGCAGTAATCAGTCCTTGATAATATCTTTCTGAAATTTCTTTTATTTTCTCTGGATCTTCAACTGGATTGATGCAAACAGCTTTAAATTTACTTCCTGGCATTGTGAATACTTCTGTTCCTAAACCCATTCTTTTACCTCTTTGAAATTTTATTAAGATATAATATTCAAATTTTTATTTTTGGTTAAACTAAATTTATATCTCGCTTATTCCTATTTGGGAACTCTGTTTTTAAAAAAAATATCCTCTATACTTTCACCAAGTAATTGCGATATTTTATAAGCTTCTTCTAATTGTATTGGGCTTACACCTAATTCTTTCTTTCTATATGTAGATATAGGCATTCCAATCCATGAAGCAAATTCCTCTTGAGTTAAATCATGTTCTACTCTTAACCCTTTTAATCTTCTTAAGTTAATCATTCCCCCCACCTCCTTAATCCCATTTGGGAATCGGTATATTTATACTATAATTCCATTTTGGGAACTTGTCAACATATTTTTGCAAAAAAAATACTGAAATCGGGTACAATTATTCCCAATATGGTTATTGAGCTTTATAATTTTAATTAAGGAGGTGTTCAAATGGCAACTTTTGCAGAAAGATTAAAAGAATTAAGAAAAGAAAAACAACTTACAGTTGAGCAACTTGCCAATAATATTGGTAGTGCCAAATCTACAATTTCAAGATATGAAAATGGAAGAGAGCCAAAAGGCGATATAATAAGATTGTTAACAGATTACTTCGATGTTTCTATAGACTACTTAATGGGTGTAAGCGATATAAGAACACCTAGTATAAAAAATCACACTAAAGATTTAAAGCTTTCTCCTGAAGTAGAAACAATAGCAGCTCACTTAGAAGGTAAAGATATTACACCAAAGAAAATGAAATTATTAAAAAGTTATATAGATACTTTATTTGATGATTTTGATGATGAATAGAACATTTAGATAAAATAATTTATAAAAGGGATGGGATTATATGGATTTAAAAATACTATTAAAAGAAAATGGTAAATCCTCTAAAGTTTTTACTAATTTAGACGATTTATATGCGTGGTATGAATTAGAAGTTGAAGTGGCAAAGGAATTTACAAACTCTATGTATAAAGCCTTTGATATAGAAATAATACATAATGATTCTGCATTCAAATTTCATTGGAATTTAATTAGTGATCGTTTAGGTACACACAATTTGAAACTATTAATGACTACCTATTTTGATATATTTGCTTATGATTATTATAGAAAACTTTTTTATGATATGATGGATGAATTTGATAAAAATAACTAACTGAGGTGATATATTATGGAGAAAAATACAATTGTATATAAAGTAAAGAAATGTATATTATGTGATACCGCAACAAATTCTCAAGATTCAGATGAATTATTTTGCTCTGCTTGTGGTTCACCCTTAATAAATTATTGTTCTAATTATAAATGTCAAAAACCATTAGATACTAAAGCTGCTTATTGCAAGTATTGTGGTACCTCATCAATATTCTTAAATGCGGGATTAGTAAAAAGCAAAAATCCTTCTATGAATATTTCCGCTGAAGATTTTCCGTTTTAGAAAGGATTTATTATGTATCTTTTATATATTGATGATTCTGGTAGTTGTGACTTAAAAACTGATGACTCTTTAATTCTTTCTGGTGGTAATACTCGGTATTTTGTTCTTGGAGCTATCCTTATTAAAGCTGATGAATTATGCAAAACTGAATATAGCCCTAAATTAGATTTTAAAAATACCTGCTTAAAGGATCAATATTCCGAAATAAAATTTAGCATTGCTAAACAACAACTTAATTGTAGGGATAAATGTGATAAATCTGATGGTAGGGAATGTTTTAAACATAAAATTCTCGAATTAATAGAAAATTGCAATTGTAAAGTGTTCACATGTTGGCAAGATAAATTTTATACTACCTCAAAAGGTATTATAAAAAATTCCAAGGATGTCTATAGACTATCTTTTCAACATCTTCTAAAACTAGTAGATACCTATTTATTTGAAGAGAAAATAAATGAACCAGTAATTGTATTCATAGATAAGAAAGATTCTGGTGATAGTAAAGATAGAATGATATTCCAAGCATATAAAGAATCCTTGCAAAATAAAACTATATTCAAAGCTTTTTCAAACACACTATTTTACCCAAGTATAAATATAGTTTATTCAAAGTATAGCTTAGGATCTCAACTAGCCGATTTTGTTGCTGGTAGTACGTGGAGAGCCTTTGAAAGTAAAGATGATGTAGATGTACATAAAAACTCACGTATTATTACAAAAAGACTTGGTTTGAAAATGTATAGGGATAAAGAAGGTAAACTTAAAGGTGGTACTAGCTGTAATTTTTGGTTATAAAAAAGGGCCGTGGCGAGTTAAATAATACTATTTAACTCTACGTGGTCCTTTAGGGCCACTACCCGGTCCATTATTAATATACTCATATAGTGATAAAAATATACCACTTCACCATTTATTATATCAATTTTTCTTTAAAAATCAATAAAATTTAATTCATATTATGTGAATTATATATTTTTTTAATTATTAATCGAACATACGTTTAAGTAAGAAAGGGAAATTAAAATGGAATATGAAAAACTTATGATTAAATATGAAAAAAATGTAAAAATTAAGGAAAAGCCTTTAAAGTATGGGTTCAGAGGCTTGTATAAAAATAGCAAAATAATAATAGATTCTAATATAGAAACTAATTCTGAAAAAGCCTGTATACTTGCTGAAGAACTTGGACATCATTTTACATCTCATGGAGATATTATAGATCAATCTGATATAAGGAATGCTAAACAAGAATTAAGAGCAAGGGAATGGGCTTATGAAAGATTAGTAGGAATAATAGATTTAATTTCTGCTTATAAAATAGGAATTAAAGGTAGATATGACTTAGCCGAATTCCTAGAAGTACCTGAATGGTTTTTACTTGAAGCAATAGAGCATTATAAAGCTAAATATGGGACATACTATAAGATTGATAATTATCTTATTTATTTTAGTCCCAATTTTGGAATAATGGAACTATTTTAGATAAAACTATAAATGAGGTGATATAGAATATGAATGTTGCTATTTATGCACGAAAATCAAAAAATACTAAAAAAGGTGAATCAATAGAAAATCAAATTGATTTATGTAAAAAGTATTTTCTTAATTCTAACCCAGAAGTTGAAAATGTAAACTTTTTATTATATGTTGATGAAGGTAAAACTGGTGAAAATACTAATAGACCACAATTCCAAAAAATGATTCATGATGCAAAAAGTAAAAGATTTGAATGTCTTATTTGCTATAAACTAGATAGAATAGCTAGAGATGTTGCTGACTTTTCAACTTCTTATAAAATACTTCAAAAAAATAATATTGATTTTGTAAGTATTACAGAACAATTCGATACTACTACAATTATAGGGCGTGGAATGATCAATATAGCAGCTACTTTTGCTCAGATTGAAAGAGAAACTATAGCTGAAAGGATTAGAGATAATATGCTAGAATTATCTAAAACCGGAAGATGGTTAGGTGGCACTCCTCCCCTTGGCTTTAAATCTGTACAAATTCAATATGAACATAATGGTCAAGTTAAAAATATGTTCAAATTAGAAGTTGTTGAGGAAGAAATGGAAATAGTAAGGCTCATATATAGCTTATATCCTCAATATAAGAGTACAGTTCCAATAGCAAGGTATTTAGTCTCTAATTACATAAAAGGCAAAAACGGGGGCGATTTTAGCAGAAATACAGTACTGCAAATATTAAAGAACCCAGTTTACTGTTGTTCTGATGCTCAAGCTATAAAATATTTTGAAAATAAAGGTTCAACTCTTAATTGTAATGAGGATAATGAACTTGGTCTAATGGTCTATAATAAGCGAAAAGGTGGCAAGAAAGAAAATAGTGTTGATGAATGGATTATAGCTACTGGTAAACATCCTGGTATTATTTCAGGTGCTGAATGGGTAAATTGTCAAAATATTTTATCTGAAATTTCAAGTAAAGCATCACCAAGAAAAGCAACTGGCAATAAGTTTTTACTTAGTGGATTACTTAAATGTTCAAGATGTGGTTCTAGTATGTGTTCTTGGTCCAGAACTAACAGAGGAATATATTATAGAAGCTATAGATGTGAATTAAAAAATAGATCTGCTACTAGGTGTGATCAAAAAATGGTCAATGCTAATGAACTTGAAGAATTTGTAATAGATTTATGTAAAAACATTAATCTTGAAGATATTATTAATTCTAAAAAAACTAAAACTAATAATGCTGCATTAAAAAGAGAATTAACATCATTAAATAAAAATCTTATTGAAAATGATAAAGTACTCCAAGGCCTTATAAAAAAATTAGCCTTACTTGATGATCTTGATATATTATCTATGATTCAAAAAGAAATAAAAAATATAAAAACTGAAAATGATAATATTAATAAAAAAATAAATGAAATTAATTTATCTATTTTTGATGTTGAAGATGAAGGAAATAAAAAACAAATACTTTTAGAAAGTCATAAGATTTTTAAAGATACTATTGATTTAATTGAAGATGTTGAAGCTAAAAGAAATTTAATAATGAACTTTATAGAATATTTTACTTACAACAGTGAAACTAATGAAGTTGGATATAAACTAAGGTTGTAGGTAATTCTACAACCTTTTTTATATTGTGGACATATGTTGTGAATTAGAACGTGTTGCATCTGCACCTTGACCTGTAGATAAATCAATTTTTAGACCTTCTTCTTCAAAAAAACTTTCACTAATGGCTACGTACA